GATGGACGCCATCTGTTTCGGGGCAAGGCCGTACCACCACCGCCTCGGCATTAAGCATTGGCTCCCTATCCCGATGCCCGTGGCTGACTATCAGGCAATGGCGAAGGAGGAAGCTCCGAAAGGCAAGACCTTTCGCGTGGCGCACTCTCCGACGGTGCGACGCATTAAGGGGACCCAAGAGTTTTTGCGGGCGTGCGATTACCTAAAGATGCACGAAAACATCGATATCGAACCGGTGCTAATTGAGAATATGGAACACGGGGCCGCGCTCCGACTCAAGGCGTCTTGTCACGCGGTCTTTGATTCCTTCTGGTTGGGGATGCAGGGGTCGGGGCTAGAGGGCGCGGCAATGGAGCGAGCAGTCATTGCTGGTGACCCCGAAGCGCAGAACGACTTGGTAAAGCTCGGGATTCCGGTGCCGTGGACGGTAGCAAACGACGAGTACCAATTGCGCGATGCCTTGGCGAAACTTGCAACGGACCGTAGATTCTATGCGGTAGAAGTGGAGCGAGTTCATCAGTACGTTCGGACATACCACGATTATCCGGTGGTAGGGAAGAAATACGCAGACATCTTGACCGAGGCAAAACGCAATGGCCCTCCCTACCGTAGCTGACCTGAAGGCGTACCTCCGCATCGAAAGCAACGCGGAAAACTCGCTCCTGACCGCGCTGTTGGCGCGCGCCCAAGCCCAGCTTGAAATCTGGATTGACACGCCCATCACGGCAGTCAGCGTGACGGCGGTCGACCGCGCCGACGTGATTGACGGGCAGACCTGCACCTCGCTCATCTTCCCCCAGCGGCCTATCAATACGACCGCAACCATCGTGGACTCGGAAGGCACCACGTTGACAGCCGCCGAATACACTATCAATACGGCGTCGGGCGTGATTTACGCGAACACGGGGTACTCATTCCCCTATGGTCCCTACACCATTACCACCCTGTGCGGACTGTCTCTGCGGGGCGATTACGCGAGAATAGAGCCTGTCCTGTCGCAATGCATCATCGACCTCGCCGCGGATTTGTATCAAAAGCGGACGCCGAATGCGTCAAGCGAGAGCGCGGCGGGAACGTCGATTAGCTGGGATGTGTCAAGAGATACGGCGGCTCGCGTCCTCAAAGTCTTGCGGACCTTTAAGCTCGGGGTGATGGTCTGATGTATATCGCGCCCGGACTGCTTGACACGCGCTTGACGTTCTATCGTCGCGACCAAGATGGTGGCGATGGTTTTGCGCGGTCGGTGTACGTCAAGACCGGAACGTTTTGGGGACGTATTGATGCGTCCTCCTCGCGGCAGAATGTGGCGGCGTCACCGATGACGCATATGGATATCCGTACCACGGTGAGCGCGACCGTTGGTGATTATGTCGAAGTAGACCCCTACGGATTGGTCAAGCAAGAGGGCGATGATACGCTGTACTACATTCGCGGCGTCATTACGCTACGACAGTTGCAGGGACAGCGCATCGACTTGGAATCTGTGGACCCTACGGCGTCAGCAACCTTCACACTTTACGACCCCGCCGAAGTGATGGATGGCGAACATCTGCTTCTCGGGGCGACTGCATTCTCTACCGCGTTTGATGAGGCATTTGACTAATGGCACAGAATCCCAAAGTTTTGAGCGCCCTGCTCGCGCAGTTGCCTGACAATACCACGGGTGACATCAGCGCCGAAGACATTCGTGATGTGGTGGTCAGTCTGTTTCCCAGCCGTGGGCAGTTGGACCTGACCGCTTCGGCGCAAACGACATTCGCCGCCACGGACACTTATTACAAGCTGGCGGGAACAACGGCGTTAGACACCTCGCTTGGGCAAGACGGATTCTCGCAAGCGGCAAACAACGAACTGCGAGCGACGAAGGCGGTTAACCAAGTGCTATTGGTGACCGTCAACCTTGAGTTGGTGTGCGCGGCGAACAACAAGACGTTTGGTATCTGCATTGCCAAGAACGGCGTGGCACTCCCTGCCGCGCATGTGTCTGCTATCCTGACGGACTCCAACGAGGGCTACGGCTTCTCGTTGACTACGTTGATTCCGACCGCCGCGAACGACACCATCTCCGTGTTCGTGCGGAACGAGACGGACACCACGGCAGTCACCGCAACGGCGTTGAGCCTGTCGGCGGTGGGGTTCATCCGCTAATGGACGCTCGCCTCATCTGCGGTCAGGACGTTCGGCGCACAGGCATCTGGCCTACGGATGAGTCGCGCATTGAAGCGTTTATTGAGCGATACGGCGGGACGTTGGAGGCGGCTCCGGTTGGTGATGCGGCGATTATGTTGCGTTGGCAATCGGAGGCGGGCGAGTCTTATGCGGTCACAGGTGTGACGGCGCGAGATGCGCTGAAGCGATTGATGCAGATGTGTAGTGCGGTACTGATGTAATTTTTACTTTCACTTGTGAGGATGGACTCTTATGGCTGCTGGAAAATGGAAGCTCTATGACACCGCGAAGGTCAACATCGGCAACGGTACGACCGACCTTGACACGCATAACTTTCGCATCGCGCTGTTCACCTCCTCGTCGAATGCCAACACGCTGACCAACAGCACCTTGTCGCAGTTGACGAATCAGGTGGCGAACGCGAACGGTTACACCACCGGCGGCAACTTGCTGGCCTCCGTGACGTGGACGCAGACGGGCGGCACCGCCACGTTCGACGCGGCTGACTCAACGTGGACGGCGAGCGGTGGAAGCTTGACGGCGCGGTTCGCGGTCATCTACGACGATACCTCTGCGAGTGATGCGCTCCTCTGCGTGTGCTTGCTTGATACCGCTCCCGCTGATGTGACGGCAACGGACGGCAACACGCTCACGATTCAGTTCAACGCCTCGGGCATCTTTACGCTCTCTGGCGCGACCACCGACTAACGCGGAAGCGTAGTCGATGGCGTGGAGTTTTCGAGACCTTGGGACCGTTGCATCTGGTAACAATGCAACGTCCCTTACCCCCGCCTTGCCGACAGGCTGGCAAGCGGGGGACTTGCTCGTTCTCCAGTTTCAGAACTTTGGTGGCACGAACTCGCGTGTCCCTGCGGTACCGAGCGGGTGGAATGCATTCGTCGGTGATGGCACGTGGCTGAATGGCACGGCAAGTCACCTGTTCGCGTGGCGTACAGCGCAGACAGGTGACACCGCGCCGACGATAACACTCACGGGTACAGGCGCGACCAACGATACCCAGCTTGCCAGAATCTTTGCGTTCACCGCTGGCACGGGTTCGTTTGTTGTTGACCAAGTTGGCACCGAAAGCACGAACGCAAGTGCCGACAACGTTGGCCCGATTACTGGCATCACGCCAACGTCAGGCGCACTTGAAATCGTCACGGCTGGTAAGACGAACGATTTCAACGGCTCGGGTGTCATCACAGGTTGGGTCAACGCCGCAACCACGGACAGCACGACAGGCAATGACGCCGGGATGGGATTGCTATATATCCTGTCGAGCGATGGGTTGGCGACAGGAAACCTGACGGTTGTTGACAACGGTGGCACGGCATCAAACGGCGTTGGGTTCGGGCAAGTTGTCTCGTTCCGTGAAACCAATCCAATCAGCGTTGCTACCTCAACAGGGCAAGGCACCTATACGGGATTCGCCCCTACGGTTGCTACGCCGAAAACGATTGTCCCCAACTTCGGGCAAGCAACGCTGACGGGGTTCGTCGCGTCCGTGTTGTTGCCGGTTGTGGTGGCGGCTGGACTTGGCACGGCGACGTACACGGGGTATGAACCGACCATCGCGGTCACTAACAACATTGCCGTTGCCACGGATACTGGCGCGGCAACGGTTAATGGGTTTGCGCCCACGGTTCTCACGCCAGTTGCCGTATTGCCTGACGTTGGAAGTGCAACGGTCAATGGGTTCGCTCCATCCGTTAGCACCCCAGCTATCGTATTTGCTGACGTTGGGCAAGTTGATGTCACAGGATACGCGCCTGTCGCGGCGCTCCCGATTGTCGCGGTATCTGACACGGGTATTGCGACACTTACCGGATATGAGTCAGTCGTTGTTGCCAGCGACAACATCGCAGTCGCAACCGATGTCGGCGCGGCAACATATACAGGCATAGCGCCAAGCATTGTTACACCGATTGCCGTGGCGACGAACACGGGCATCGGGCTGTATACCGGACAAGAGTGCGCCGTTGTCATTGGCGATAACAAGGTCGCAGAGCCGGGGACAGGTGAGGTCGCGCTGAATGGCTTTGCGCCATCCGTCCTATCGACCATTGCGGTTGCTACGGATACGGGTGCCGCAACGTTCGACGGATTCGCCCCAAGCCTTTCTCTGCCGCAAGTAGCGCAGACGGCGACAGGCATCGCGCTGTTCGATGGCTTGGTGCCTGTGGTGCAGACGCCAACGCTGATTGCTACGGCAACTGGCGTGGTGACGGTGACAGGTTACGAGCCGACAATCATCTCGGTTGGAACCACAATTGTCTTGCCGCAGACGGGCGCGGCGACCGTTGCTGGTTTTGCCGTGGTTGTGGTCACGCCAAATGCGGTGCCGACTGCGGTCGGGTTGGCGGTAGTGAATGGCTACGAGCCCACGATTGTTGTCACGCAGAATGTGTTCGTGCGACCCGCCAATGGCGCGGCAATCCTGAATGGATTCAGCCCAACCGTTTTTGCCAATCGCATCGTCATTCCCAATGTCGGCGCGGCAACGGTTACCGGATACGCTCCGACTGCAAGCATCACCGTAAACGTCAACACGAATACTGGCACGGCGACCTTTACCGGATATGCGCCATCGGTAGTCGTGGCTCCCGCCGTGTTTGTGCGAGCGCGTGGCATTGATTTTTCGGATGATGTGGTGGCGAGTCGCGACCTGTCCGGTATGTCGGTTACGGTGTGGGACCGTGGTGCCGCACTTGTCAGCGCCTTGGATGTGTCGCGCCCATACATCACCGTGCGAGATATGGACACAGACGGAGTGCAAGTGT